AGATCCAGCAGGTTTTATTGGTAGACGTGTCGGGCGCTTATTTTAACGCGAGGTGGAACCCTGTGTATGCCAAGAGCCTAAAACTAAACCTGGGAGTGGACAATGTGATCCTGTTCCAGTTCCTAAACCAAGATCAGAAACCCGTGAACATCACTGGGGCAACATTCACCTTCAGGATCATCAGCCAGAACGGCGAGGATCTGTTGTACGCAAAGGAGCTGGTCAGCCTATCAAATCAGCTGGGCCGGGCCAAGGTCACTATTCCAGCGGCTGATACTCTGGCATTCCAAGCGCAGCCTGCCAGCTATAGCTTGGAGATATCTTCTGGGGTGCTGGATCAAGCTGTGCTGACTGACGACTATTCGGGAGCCAGAGGCGATATTGATATAGTGGATAGTGTGTTTCCCCGTTTCGTGGCCAGCCAAGAGCTCACGGTGCCCAGCCAAGCACCTGATAGCAATATCTATTACACCAGTACCATCGCCACCCAAGGCACGCGCCTGACCACTTTCCAGATTGACACCCTGGCCTTCACTGGGATCATCCAGGTCCAGGGCAGCCCTAATGCGAATGCCGAGACAGTGGATTGGTATGATATAGAATTCGAAGATCTCGAAACACGCACCACGGTAGACGAGATCATCTACTCTGACAGCACCCGGCGCACCGCTATTAATGTGGAGGGATATCATCCTTATCTCCGGCTCAGTCTCCAGGTTTCAGACGGAGCTGTAGATGCCATCATGTATAGGTGACACCGGCTGTTGCAAATCCAAACGATCCATAGTATAATGACAGGATGCTTGACATCCAGACTTATCTTCCCGGCAAACGCAAACAGACCAGTTCGGGCTGGATAAGTTTTAACGCACCTTGCTGCGTGCACAATGGTGAAAGCGCCGACAAGCGGCAGCGCGGCGGGATCAAGATTACAGATCAGGGATGGAGCTACCACTGCTTCAACTGCCAATTCACAGCCAGTTTCATACTGGGCAGGAATCTCAGTTTCAAAGCACGTCGGCTGCTGGAATGGTTGTCGGTGCCCCGAGAAGAGATTGAACGCATCAATCTCGAAAGCCTCAAGCATCGCAACATACAAGGCATCCTAGAGGATCGTGAGAGGACCGCGCAAGTCCTGCAGGGCATAGAGTTTGAGGATCGCGACCTACCTCAGGAGTTCGCCATCATAGATCAGAACATGCCTGTGCACTGGCAGTATCTGCGAGATCGTTGCGTGCCCGAAGACTATCCCATCGGCATGATACACGGTGATGTGGATGACAAATTCAGTCGCAGGCAAGGCGTGATCATACCTTTTACCTATGATGGTCGCATCGTGGGACACACCTGCCGATATTTTGACGATCGCAATCCGCGATATATCCACGACATGCAGCCAGGATTTGTGTTCGGCACTGACCTACAGCACGCCAACTGGCAGCATGTGATAGTGGTAGAAGGCGTGTTCGATGCCCTGTCAATTGGTGGTCTAGCCCTGCTACATGCCGAGATCAATGACGCACAGGCGCGCTTGATCCGCAGTCTCGGTCGGGAGATAACCGTTGTCCCCGATCAAGACGAGGCTGGCATGCGGTTGGTGGATCGTGCGGTCGAACTGAACTGGGCTGTGAGCATGCCTGCATGGCCCGCGGATGTGAAAGACGTGAATGATGCGGTAAAGAAGTTTGGAAAACTGGCCACTCTCATACATATATTCCAAGCTCGAGAGACCAGCAAAATCAAGATAGAATTACGGAGGCGGCAACTTGCTCAAAGACTACGGCATTGATGTGCAGCGACTGTTCCTGGAGATGATGCTCCAGGACGCGCAGAGCTACATCCGCGTGCAGAACATCTACAATCCAGAAAACTTCGATCGCAGCCTTAGGCCAGCGGCTGAATTTGTCAAGACCCATTGCGATCAGCACAAGACCATGCCTGACCGCGCACAAGTATCGGCCACCACTGGCATTCGTCTCGAACACATAGCAGATCTCAACGAGGGACACTTTGATTGGTTCCTGGAAGAATTTGAGGCATTCACCCGGCGGCAAGAACTTGAGCGCGCGATACTCAAGAGCGCGGACTTGCTGGAGAAAGGCAACTTTGATCCTGTAGAGAAACTGATCAAAGATGCGGTACAGATCAGCCTGACCAAGGACATGGGCACAGACTATTTCGATGATCCGCGTGCGCGATTGCTGGCGCTAAAAAACAACAATGGACAAAACTCCACCGGTTGGCCGGCTCTGGACCGATTGCTGTATGGTGGATTCAATCGTGGAGAGCTGCAGATATTCGCTGGTGGGTCAGGATCTGGTAAAAGCCTGTTCATGCAGAATCTGGCAGTGAACTGGGTGGAAGCTGGCCTGAGCGGTGTGTATATCACTCTGGAACTGAGTGAAGGCCTGTGTGCCATGCGTATTGATGGCATGCTGACTAATACCGCGCAGAAAGAAATATTTAAAGATCTTGACACGGTAGAGATGAAGATCAAGATGATGGGCAAGAAGTCGGGTAAAATGAGGATCAAATACATGCCCGCACAGTCAACGGTGAACGACATCCGCGCCTATCTCAAAGAACTGCAGATACAGACAGGCTTGCGGGCCGACTTCTTGTGTGTGGACTACTTGGACTTGCTCATGCCAGTTTCGGCCAAGGTATCGCCCAACGACTTGTTCGTGAAAGACAAATATGTTTCGGAAGAACTGCGCAATCTAGCCAAAGAGCTCAACATCTTGTTCGTGACTGCCAGCCAGTTGAATCGAGCGGCTGTGGAAGAGATCGAGTTTGATCACAGCCATATCTCGGGCGGTATTTCAAAAATCAACACAGCAGACAACGTGTTCGGCATTTTCACCAGTAGGGCCATGCGCGAGCGCGGTCGTTATCAGCTACAGCTCATGAAGACTCGATCCAGTTCGGGCGTGGGACAGAAGGTAGAACTGGAGTTTGATATCGAGAGTCTGCGGATAAGAGATCTCGCGCAAGACGAAGGATATCAGGAATTCCGGAAACGTGGATCGACTATATATGAGTCGATCAAGGCCAAGACCACGCTGACCACAGATGAGCCCAACGCCACTGTTCCCGATGAACCGGGCAAGATCACGGCCGAAGTGCAGTCAAATAAGCTCAAGCAACTGCTAGGCCAGATCAAGCAGGGATGATAGCCTACAAGGACATCCGGGACGTACACCTGGAAATCTCTACCTTATGTAATGCTGCCTGCCCGCGGTGCCCAAGAAACTTTTGGGGCTACCCCTACAATGCCGGTTATCCGGAACTGTTCCTATCTCTAGAGCAAACAAAAAAAATATTTCAGCCCGATTTCCTACACCAATTGACAAGCATAAGGATCAATGGCAATTTTGGTGACATAGTGATGAATCCCGAGGGTGCTGATGTCGTAGATTATCTAAGACAAAACAATGCGAGCATGAAAATCACTATCAGTACCAACGGTGGGGCCCGCGATAGTGAATTTTGGACTAAACTAGCCTGCTCCGGTGCAGAAATATTGTTCGCCCTTGATGGATTGGCCAACACCCACAGTCTTTATAGGCAGAACACCATCTGGTCCGTGGTCATCAAAAACGCAAAAACATTCATGGATGCTGGCGGCCGGGCTGTGTGGAAAATGATAAGATTCAAGCACAATCATCATCAGATTGAAGAATGCAGAGCCATGGCCAAGGCTCTTGGATAGATTTGAGTTAGTTGATCACGGGAGAGATTCGGCGCCGGTATTTGATCAGAATGGAAAACTTTGCCATGTCATGGGCAACTACGATGGAGAGACGAGATTTGAAGTGTTGTTTTATAAAAAAACACATGATACTTTGATGTTGGAGGATATCACGAGCGACCGCCAACCAAAAAAGCACATTTATTGCGAAACCAAGAGATTACGGAGCATCTACATCGCAGCCACTGGTGATGTAAGTCCTTGCTGTTTTACTGGATTTTATCCGCGTACCTATGGTCATGGTCAGTATCATCAAGCGGCCAATGGGCAACTGGCTCCTTTGATAAAAAAGAATAATGCTCTAGAATATCCTTTGTCCCAATGCATAGAATGGTTTTCGGAGATAGAGCGGCGCTGGAAAGAGAGCGATTACGCCAATGGCCGTTTGATCATTTGTGATGACAACTGCGGATCATGATTTGAGATGATGTTCTATCGGTACTGTTTTGATATCTCTGCGTGTGCATTGTAAAAACTGACTGCCGTTCCGGCTCTGTCGTTCACCTTGGCCCACTATCACAGATCCCGACCCGTACTTGACGGGGTTGTCCACTATGAGATCCACATATTCGCCTTCGCCTACTCCCAGCGTGATGAAGTGGATATATCGCTTTCGATCTCTGCGGAACACTCGGCTGTTGGCCACGATACCAGCGAATTCAAATTTGTCTAGATAGAGATTCCTCACACCCATGCCGGGCAGGAATCCCGGAGTGTTCCAAGCGCCATGCTCTAGAAATGACTCCACCGGATCTTCCGTGAGCCAGTTCGCGAATCCCAACTCACGCAGATCCCAGCCCGCACGCTTGGCTTCGTTCCTGTAGACCCAGCGCGCGTAAGAACCTTGGCAGTGCTTGAGAGCTGCCCTCCAGAACTCTCGTGGATTGTGTGCCTTCTGCCAGGCCAGGGCCCAGATCAAGCGACCAAGGTTTACCGCGTGTGCACGGCACAGACCGAATCCGGCCAGACTCTGCATCTCCTGATAGATCGCATATCGCTCGGGATGATCGCCCAGGCGTGCCATGAACTCCATGACCTTCTCTTCATTGCGCTTGGCGAACGCCCGGCGATACATGTCAGCTTCGTAAGCGTTTACACTTATGAGTCGCATGATCTTTTCTATGGCATCATCTTCACATACGATGGCTGACTCCTGTACCGAAGTCTTGGTCCAGTCATGGAAGAAACTGGCCTTCTTGCGACCTTCTACCGCTACCGGGCGCACCAGGGCAGTAGCAAACACGCAGTCATCCACTGATGTTGGACGAATCGCGCGGAACAGCCGCCGCATGGCCGGGCTCTCGCCCTGGGTGACACCCAGCACATCACCGCGCTGGAGCAGATCGGCTGTGAGATCATCAGTCTTGGGATACTCGTGTATCATCCTGGTAGGATCAATCTCCATCAGCTGGCTGAGCCCACGGTTGGCCAG